AACTGGGCGCATTCCAATATGCCCATGGAAGACCTCTTATCATTTGGCAACGAGGCCTTGATCAATGCAGCCCGATCCTGGAAACCGATGGGCAAAATCCGGTTTGCCTCCTATGCCAAGAAATTCATTCACTTTGATGTCAATCGGGGTGTTGCCAATACCAAGAACATTATTCGATTGCCAGTAAACATTACTGAAGAGATCCGTAGAATCAAATACAACGAGCGTGTGCTCAGCCAAGCCCTCCAGCGCCAGCCTTCTGATAAAGAGCTTGCTGATAAACTGGGGGTGTCAACCACGCGCATTGCTTACATTAATTCCATAATCAGTAAAGAGCCAGTCAGCTTAGAGATTTTTAATTCCGAACATTTAGAACAAGAAGGATACGATGACTGAAGAACAGATTCGTGCATACAATAGATTTATTCGTGCTCGTGACAGAGTCAAATTAGTAAAAACCAAAGAGAACACTAGAAATGCTTATATACCTCATCGTGATTTTACTGATAGTATACATATCAATGGATTGAACCATCCGCTCTTCGTGATGAACGATGAATGGATTGAATACAAAGAAGCATCGGCTGCATGGTGGGCAATTGAACCCAGATACCGCCATGAAGAACGCTTAAGGGCAACCCGAGGCGATTACGGAGATTCAGATAACTGGGATGAACCAAACGAAGTAGAAACATTAGACACATTTTTCAAGGAGGAGAAATGAAACAATTTAGATACGAAGTGCGTGATGCAATGGGGATTGTGCGATGCCACGATAGTAAGTGGGATGCGTACAACCATGCCAAAAGAGACTCGACCTTATGGGTCAAAGTCAACCCGCAAGTAAAAGTGAATCGATTCTTAGAGGCATTCACACAATTAGGCGAGGCACATATATGAAATTAGTAATTAACACTTGCTATGGTGGATTTGGAATTTCAGATAAAGCTATTGAAAAATATGCTGAAATAAAAGGGATTGAACTAGAAAGAAGAAAATCCAAATGGATGACCGATGGTTATGATTATTATTACAAAGGTGGTGATATATTTTCAACTTATGACATTCCAAGAGATGATCCAGTTTTAATTCAAGTGGTGACAGACCTTGATGAATCCGCAAACGATTGGGGATCTGATCTTAAGATTGTCGATATTCCAGATGGAACAGATTGGCAAATCGAAGAGTACGATGGGCGCGAATGGGTCGCTGAAAAACACGAGACTTGGAGCTAATATGAAATACTTATCAGTATGCTCGGGGGTCGAGGCTGCCACAGTAGCGTGGCATGACCTTGGCTGGCAACCCGTAGCGTTTTCGGAGATTGAAAAATTTCCAAGTGAAGTGTTGAACTTTCACTATCCAAATGTGCCCAATGTGGGCGATATGACTAAATACAAAGAATGGAACTTAAATGACTCAATCGACCTTCTCGTTGGTGGAACCCCTTGTCAATCCTTTAGTGTCGCTGGTTTACGAAAAGGGCTTGAAGACCCAAGAGGTAACCTCATGCTTACCTATGTTGGAATTCTTGACAAGTTTAGACCCAAGTGGTGCGTATGGGAAAACGTGCCAGGTGTCCTCAGTTCAAACGGAGGAAGGGACTTTGGTGCCTTCCTCGGGGCGTTGGGCGAACTCGGGTATGGGTGGGCCTATCGGGTGCTTGACGCTCAACACTTTGGAGTACCACAGCGGCGCAGAAGAGTCTTCGTTGTTGGATGTCTTGGAGACTGGAACAGTCCCGCAAAGATTCTTTTTGAGCCCGAAAGCTTGCGCCGGAATAATCCGAAGAGCAAAGGTCAGAAACAAAGTGCTCCCGCCTTTACTTCATCAAGCTTTGGAGGCTACAGTGAAGGAGTCGGGACAATCCGAGCTGCTGGAGGAGATCTCGGTGGCGGATCAGAAACTCTGATTGCTACACCCGATGGCAACCACACAATCGGATCACTCCTTGCCAGAGATTACAAAGGCATTGGTAATCAAGACTTAACCGATGGTCGTGGATTGGTTGTGTATGAAAACCATCCATCGGATTCAAGGGTTAAAGAGATGGGTGATGTATGTCAAACTGTGACCAGTAGCTGGGGTACGGGTGGTGGCAACATACCATTCGTTCAACCGATTGCGTTGGCTGAAAATACCATCGGACGCAAACCATTAAATGGTGGTAATGGTACTGGGTTTACCGAGAATGGACCTATGTATACATTGAACGCAACGGGCGTGCATGGTGTGGCTTATGGTTTTGAACCTGGAATTGCCAAGCGTGAAGGCAATCCAGCTCGCTTTGTTGAAAATGGTACACCAACTTTGCGTGCTCATATGGGCGACAATCAAACTGCTGTGGCAATGGCTGTGGATGTATACAACCAAGCCATCGATGGTGATACTACTGCAACCTTGACTAAGGCTTGTGGTGGCACAAACACCAGTGGACCTAAGCTCATGCAAAACATGGCAGTCAGACGGCTTACACCGATTGAATGTGAGCGTTTACAAGGTTTTCCAGATGACTACACCAACATCAAGGAAAAGTGCCCCGATGGGCCTCGTTACAAAGCGATGGGCAACAGCATGGCTGTGCCCGTAATGAAATGGATTGGACAACGAATAAAGGAGTTAGCATGAAAGTAGTACCAACGGATGTATTAGACAAAGACGGCAACCTACTGCGCATTGAATTTCACGATTTTGCGGGGAATTTTCAATTCCAAGCACATTGGGACAAGCGTGATGAGCAAACCAGTGAAAACCGAGATGCTTTCCGAAAATGGGCTAATAAAATGGCAACTCAGCTTGATTATGAAGTGGAAAACTAAATTGTTGCACTGCATCCTGTCTTCCCTGTCTCTATTGCGGCGCATCATAATCTGCGAAAAGCACTAGATGTAGTGGTTGACTGGGTACAAACATACTGCAAATCCATAGTATCCATAGAAGACATAGTAATATTGAATTATTTCTTTTTAAAATTAAAATAAAATAAAAAGATATAGGGTAAAGTGATTTAGACCGTGGATACCCTGTCTTCTATGGCGAATCATAACTAAAAGTAATAAGCTATATAACTAAAAATTATATAGGTACACCACCAAAAGTGCCTATAATTTGCATAAGTAGAAGAGCACAAAAGAGGAAAACAGATGAAGCCGAAAGTATTACCCGTATTATTCCAAAATATACCTCTAGCACTACGCACAATCCCACGCTGGACACTGTGGAATTATGTGGAAGTGGGCGAGAATGAAAACAAACGCTGGTCAAAACTGCCAGTACAGCCCTCTGGCAAGGCAGCCAGTTCAACCAACGCATCAACATGGACAGACTTTCATTCTGTCGAGGCAGCATACCTAACCGCCAAGTTTGACGGCATTGGATTTGTATTTACCAAAGATGACCATATTGTTGGCGTTGATATGGACGATTGCTTTGATGAGCAGACCCTTCAGTTTACCAACCCGACTTTAGAGGCAATTGCCAACAAGATCGACGGCTACATGGAAATCAGCCCATCGGGTACGGGAGTCAAAATATTTACACTGGGTGACATCCCCAGCGCATTCGTTGACCACAGCATCGGTCTTGAAGTGTACAAGATGGGTCGGTACTTCACTGTTACGGGTCAAAAGATTCGTGGTGAATTGCCAACCGAACTGCAAGACTTTACCGATATCATCCCCGAGCGTACAGTACGCCTTACCGGTGATGCCTTTGCTGATTACAATCCGCCACTTGATGGTTGGGACATGGCTAGGGTTGAAACAGAACTACTACCGAACTTTGACCCCACCTTTTACACAGATTGGTTGCAAGTAGGGATGTGCCTACACCACCAATTCCAAGGTGACATCGAGGCTTGCGAGGCATGGGATCGCTGGTCATACGGAGATGGTAGCGTAGAAAGCTACTCAAGCAATGCATGCGAGAACAAGTGGAAAACTTTTAGTCAAAAGAGCGGTGGTGCAACACTACGCACATTGACCTACAAAATATCATCAAATAAACGCAACGAGGCACTAGCCAAAGGCGATGTCATTCTGTCTGCTGCACCATTAGAAAATGCACAGACTTTTTTAGAGTCAAAGTTTTCATCTGAAGAAGGTATTAAGTTAGTGCATTACTCGGGCGACTTCTTCAGCTACCAAGGAACGCACTATTCCGAAGTAGAAGAGTCAACCATTCGTTCCGAGTTGTATAAGTTTTTAGACAGATGTAAGAAGCAAGACCGTAAAGGCAATATTGTTGCGTTCGCCCCAAATCCAGCGAGCGTAAGCGGTGCCATGGATGGCATTAAAGCATTGACCCACCTACAGAACCAAGCCAACACCCGTCCACCAGTATGGCTCGATGGTTACAGTGCTAACCGTCCCGAGGCAAGTAAACTGGTTAGTGTTAAGAATGGGTTGTTTCATTTAGAAGATAACATCCTACTGCCACACTCACTGGGCTTGTATACACAGAACTCATTGCCATTTGCGTATGATCCCGCGGCACAGTGCCCGTTATGGCACAAGTTTTTAAATGATGTGTGGGAATTAGATCAGCAGTCGATTAGTTGTTTGCAAGAGATGTTCGGTTACATTTTATCGGGCGACACAGCACAACAGAAGTTTTTTAATATCATTGGGCCACGCCGTTCGGGTAAGGGCACAATCAACAAAATCTTAGTGGCGTTACTTGGTCAATACAATACCGTAGCACCGCAATTGGAGGAACTCTGTGATACTTTTGGTCTGCAGCCTTGGTTGGGTAAGCTCCTCGCTTCTTTTACTGATGCAAGAGCACCTGAACGAAATCGATCTGCTGTTGTATCTCAGCTTCTCCGTATTGTGGGCGGTGATACCATTACTGTCAACCGCAAGAACAAAGAGTCTTGGAATGGTTATCTGCCTACTCGCATTGTTATTTACTCTAACGAGGTTTTACAGTTAACAGAAAACTCTAATGCGTTAACAGGTCGCATGATCGTGCTAAAAATGACGCATAGTTTTTACAATAAGGAAGATACCAACCTATCAAACAAGTTGATGGAAGAGTTGTCGGGTATTTTTAATTGGGCGATGGAAGGTTTGCGTAGACGGATTGAGCGTGGTGGATATTTTGTGCAACCAGACAGCGGTAAAGAATTGCTCGAGACCATGGAAGAAATGAGCAACCCAATTGGAACATTCATTGACCAAGTTATGGAGTATGATATTGATGGTGAGGTAGATAAGGATCATGCTTTCATGTGTTATAAGCGGTGGGCACAAAAACATGGTCTCAATCCTGGAAATGATTTATCCTTCAAGCGTAGATTCCTTGCAGCAACACAAGATAAAAATGTAGTATCAAGCGCCATTCGAGTTGATGGTAAACGACAACACAAATACTTAGGTATTAAGCTGACAGAAAAAGCTAAAGCCTATATAGAAAAGCAAGTATTCTTTGAGGAAGAGGAAATATTTTGAAAAAGAAACCATATCATGTAATTAAAGTGCCCATTTTTCCAGCAAACATTCATGTGTGCTTGGATGAAGTAGCATTTAAACAAGCCCTTAAAGATAAAAATGTTTTGCAAAAAGTAGAAATCATGGAAAACGGAGCGATGGCAGAAACCCATTCTGTGCCAACCGCCGATGGTAGAACATTCATTGGTTTATTACTTGACCTAAATGCTATTGATGATTTAGATGCAACCTTAGTGCATGAGTCTGTACATCTGGTATACCGTATCTTTGAATATATGTGTGAAGAAACACCAGGCGAAGAAACAAGAGCCTATCTTACAGAGTATGTTTACAAACAAATAAAAAGGGTACTAGATGAGCCTAATTTTAGAAAAAGACATAGAGAAATACTTGACAAAAAGAATCAAACAGTTATCGGGGCTCTCATTCAAATGGCTGAGCAACGTGACGGGGGTTCCAGATCGGATAGTGATCCTAAACCAAAAGATTCTGTTCGTGGAACTAAAAACACAGATAGGAAAACTATCACCAAGACAGGAGCTGGTGTTTGATGAATTAGGTGAAGCTGGATTTCCAGTTCATGTGTTGCGTTCAAAAGAAGATGTCGAGGATTTTATAAATGCGGAAACAAAATAAGTTAAGTGAAAGAGATGTCCAAATTGGTACAATGTATCGTGATGCAAAAGATAGAGCTGCCGAACAAAATTTGCCTTTTAATGTAACAAAAACTTATTTAAGATCCATTGCAACAAACACTTGCCCCATTTTTGGTGTACCGTTAGAGTGGGGATATTCGGGCTTAGGCTTTGGTAAAACAAAACCAAATGGGGCTCAGTTAGATCGTATCATTCCCGAGTTGGGATATGTTGTAGGTAATGTGGCCTTTATTTCAAAAAGAGCAAACCGCATTAAAGACAACGGAACGATGGAAGAACATTACGCAATAGCAGATTGGATTTGGGAACAACTACATGCTCAGCAGGACACAACTACATCCTTATCAGATCCAAATTATAAAGACTTCGACCAAGACCCCGAACTTAGGGCTCTTTTTGCCTCCGGGTTTGGGCAAGACTGCAACAACCTTGACGATTATTGCCGAGCAATTTTCGGGAAAGACCTTAATCATAGCGCCAAAGCGCGTGGCGGAGACAGTGTGGGAGCAGGAGATTTCAAAGTGGAGCCATCTGAAGCATCTGCGTATATCCAAGGTATTAGGTACTCCTCAGCAAAGATTGACCGCCATATCAACCGAATCGGATATTTATTGCGTAAATTTAGAGAACGTTGTTTGGCTGATGGAAAATTCCCCAAAGTTCCAGAACTTGGTAATAGACGAGAGCAGCCGATTCAAAGACCCGAGCACGAAAAGGTTCAAAGCCCTCAAGAAACATTTGAAGGGTTTTAAAAGACGAATCATACTTACTGGTACACCTACCCCTCAAGGCCTAGCTGATCTCTGGTCACAGGTGGGCATATTGGACTTAGGTGAGCGTTTAGAAACAAGCCTTACCCGTTTTAGGGATAAGTACATGAACCCAGGGCAGCGTAACCGCCATACTGGTGTAATTTATAATTGGATATTAAAAGATGGTGCGGATAAAATTATTACGGATAAGATTTCAGATATTTGTTATAGCCTTAAAGCTGAGGATTATTTGCAGTTGCCTACGCTTACAACGCTATTTCACAACGTGGAATTAGATAAACCAGTGCGAGCAAAATACAATGAACTTAGAAAAAACATGGTCTCTGAAATCCGTGGCGAACAGATCACAGCTCCAACAGCAGCGGCATTGGCGGGGAAACTCCTCCAGTTCACATCGGGCGCTATTTATGCCGAAGATGGAAAAGCGCAAGAAATACACTGCGCTAAATTGGAATATCTTGAGTCGATCATGGAAGAGTCTTCCTCCCCTACGCTGGTCTTCTACCACTTCAAACACTCGCTCCAACGGATACGTCTTCAATTCCCGCAAGCTGTGGTGCTGGACGATGACAACATTGCAGCGTGGCGTCGTGGCGAGATTCGTATGCTCCTTGCCCATCCCCAAAGTGGCGGAATCGGGCTCAATCTACAGTGCAACATTGGAGAGACAGCCCAAACGGTGTGGTTCGATCTACCATGGAGTTCAGAAAACTACATCCAGGCTAACGCTCGGATCTATCGCCAAGGGCAAGAAAAACCGGTTATTATACACCATTTAGTGGTGTCCAATAGCATTGATGGGCATGTAGTAAATGTATTAAATGGCAAAATAACAATTCAAGATGCTTTAATGGATGCTTTAAATACATGAGAATAATAATAAATTGTAGTAAACCTCGTTTATCAGATGAAGAGGTAGATCCTTTAGAATTGGATGACATTGATGCATTTGCTGGACATTTAGACAGTGGGTGGTTACCCTGGGATTTAGATGACTTAATTGATATTGAGCGTATTATAGCGGAGCGTATGCCCAAAAAACAAAAATATGTTATTGAAGCATTTTTAACAGGTAGAACTTATTTAGATATAGGCGTTACTGAAAAACACTGGCGGTATCATTATGACAAGGCAATAGATTTTATTAAAGAGGAATTAAAGCTATGAACATTTTTGTAGTAGAACATGAATACAAAGGTCATCCTATGTTTGAAACCATCACAGGTGTTGAAGACATTGACTTATCTTTGTTTGATAAGATATTGACATTGTGGGTATGTGGTAACCAAGAAGAAGTCAATGCTGTTGAAAGTGAGTTAAGGAGAAAACATGCACGACTCAGTTAACAGCCCTAAACATTATACTAGTCACCCCAGTGGGATAGACTGTATTCAGATTACTGAACATATGAGTTTTAATTTAGGAAACGCCATTAAATATATTTGGCGTGCAGATTTAAAACATGATGCTATTGAAGATTTGCGTAAAGCACATTGGTATGTTGAAAGAGAAATTAAAAAGCGACTTAGCCCATTTGATGTTA